CAACATCTCCAAACACACGCAGAAGCTCCGAACTAAAAGTAATAAGCATCAAAATGCGATTACCAATAGACGTGCCGCGTTCAGAGAGAACAGGATTGCGTCACACGCTTTGAGCTCCACGATGATGTACTTTAGGATCCACACAAGATACTTCTTGCTGGCATGGCAATGTGTCACGTAGTCGTCCTGCAGTTCAGCGTCGAGCATTGCTTGCAATACATCGCATACTGACTTGATGACGCGTCTGACTCTTGCTCGGTCATTTGGCGTCCAAGATGAGTCCATGGCACTCATGTCTATGGAAACAATCTTGCGACCCATGCGCTTTGCACGGCGTGCGAAAGCTGCGAATCGTGAACACACAACATCTTGTGTTTTACCTTTCACCACCAAATGTGGCAAGTACTTCTTGAATAACAACTCGACGCAGCTGATCAATGCTGCATCTTTAGCGCACGCTAACATCCCCATTGAACCGACCAACCGCGGTAGCTTCGTGAGAGGAAGAGCGAGTTCGCATAGCTTGCAAAAGCCTGTCAAAGTATAAGTAATGACAGTCCACCCGACTTCTGCGACACGCTGGTACATTGTATCGCGTGTAGCACCCCATTTCTTAGGGAGTGCCCATGTCAACAAGGAGAGAACATGACTCCTCGCAATCGCCGCCACAATTGTACATATGATAGTGGTAGCGTTGTCAAGTCGTTCTTCGGCTTCCGGCGTTGGAGGCTCAAGATAATCTCCTGTGATCGTTGACTTCAATTTGCGCAGATGCCGGGAAACGCCAGCGATTTCGTCATCCTTCGAACCTTCGAAACCCTCCGTGATATCAAATAGTTCTGGTCCAGTGACGACACCGCTGTAACGCTCTTTAATTTCATCAGCACCGGGTAAAGTCCGATCTTGTCCTTTCTGCACTTCATCGTGCAGCTGGAACCAAGACTTCACCTTGACACGCACACTGTCGCGCAGAGTGTTAGCTGGCGCAGTGTTGTTGCGTGTCTTGAGCAAGCGCTTCGCGCCACCTTCCAATCCGAGACTCTCACGTTCGGTCTCTTGGGGTGGCACGACGTCTGGCTCGCCCTCTGTTTGATCTACGACACCCACCCGGCCATCGGCCCAGCCAGATGTGATCATTACGCAGATAGCGATGTATTTGTCGCGGAGCCCAACGGGCATGTTCGGATGTGTGGACTTCACATGGCTCTCGACCAATGAAACCACGGGAGTAGAAGCCACCTTGTCGGTAATGGTTTCCTGAGTAGCACGTGTCTTCTGGCCTCGTGCGATAGACAACGCTTGGGACTCAATTGTCAGTCGCACCTTCCAGACCGTCCGTCGACGCGTGATCCACTCAATAGAAAACCCGCTCATGTATACCAGGGCAGCTGCCTGCCAGAATACAGGATATCCGAGCAAGGGACCTCCGTCCCACAAAATGTACACCACCCAGCTGAAAATGTACTCGCTCCACGTTGGCGGCAGTGCGGGGCACAGCCACACATGGTGGTAACTTGAGCACACCAAATGCTGGGTAGTGACAAACCATGACCCCAAGAATGCCAACACATAGTCAAAGACCGTCACCGTGCCGCTGTAGAACACAGGGCCAGCGCCTTCAACATTGGCCAATATTGGCATTATTGTCTTCAACAACCCCCACCACGCGAAAAACGCGAGCGAGGCGAAAAAGAAGAACATTGCGCCCATGATGCGTAGTGTGAACACCGACATCCACCACAATAATGGCAGAACAGCAAGTACGTAACTCGTCAACGAGTGTGGAGGCTCGACTGGCTCGAAGTAGTACTTGAAGTAGGTGTATCCGCACAAAAATCCGATCATGTAAGACACAATTGGCCTGATGAAATCGTACAGCGACGCCCTCCCGCGTTGCTTGGTACGATGAATTGGGTCAGGGAAGAACAATGATACATGCTTGTCGGCCAGAATCATCTCAACTGTTGTGATTCCCGACTTCAACGCTTTCTTTGGCAACTCATACCCAACGTGGGCGCGGAGAGAAGCAGCGTCGTGAACATGTCCATCAAGTCCGCGAACAGCCTTCCACAAAGCAGTCGGAGTTGCTGGTAGGAAGGATGGTGCTGCACGTAAGTGCAGCGTAGGTGTAACAAGGGTTTGCGTTGAGCCCGGTACCATAGTCATTATGAACCAAAGGTGTGAGGTTCGATACCCTGAAGGGTCAACGCAGAGTGAAAGGGGGTTTGCTGGATGCAAGTTTCCGTCCCAAGCTCAAGGCATGCGCT